AACCCCCCCCGGGAGGGGCAAGGAACCCTGGCCGCCCACTTTTGCGGGTGGGAACAGACACCGACATCCCGAAAAAAATTTTCACGGCATCACGCAGATGGGTTGACATCCATGTCATAATCCCAGCTCCTCCCTGTGGGGTCCACAGGGCAAAGCGGAGATGACGAGATGAAGCTGATCGCCTACTACCGGGTATCGACAGAGCGCCAGGGCGCAAGTGGCCTTGGCCTGGAAGCGCAGCGGGAGAGAGTCCAGAAGTTCGTGGCCGACAGGCGTCACGAGATCGTCGACGAGATCGTCGAGGTGCAGAGTGGAAAGGACGACAGCCGTCCCGAGCTGGCACGCGCACTGGGCCTGGCAAGGCTGCAGCGGGCCGGCATTATCGTGGCGAAGCTCGATCGGCTAGCCCGCTCGGCAAGGTTCCTCGATGCGATCGTCAGCGGCGCGGTGGATGTCCTGTTTTGCGACCTACCGGATCTGCCACCAGGCCCGACCGGGAGGTTCATGGTGCAGCTTATGGGCTCGATCGCGGAGCTTGAAGCCGGGATGATCAGCGAGCGCACGCGCGCGGCGCTGGCGGCAGCGAAGCAACGCGGAAGGAAGCTTGGCGGCTTCCGTGGGACAGCGGCCTCCCCGAAGGCGCGGGAGGTGTCAGCGGAGGTGAGAAGGGCCCGGGCCGACGCGTACGCCTTGGCCCTCATGCCGGTCATCGAGGAGCTGCGGCGCGGCGGAGCGTACGCACTATCGGACCTGGCGCAGGGCCTCACGCAGCGCGGCATCGAGACACCGGCCGGAGCGGCCATCTGGAGCAAGTCCTCTGTGCGAGCCGTCCTGGCACGCCTGGACGCAACACACCAGCGAGACATCACGAACGCGCAGCAGCGCGCGGACAGGTTCGCCGACGCAATCGGCACAACAGGAGCAGGAAAGTGAAGACGATCGAAGAGACGACACCCGACATGCACAACGAGCAGATCAGCACCAGCGCCTGGCGCATGGACTACGCTGCGATCATGGCCTCCGCCACCGAGAAAGAGCGCGAGGGCGACTGCACCGTCGACGCGTGGCTCGTGAAGGCCCCCTGGGCGCACCCCCTCTGGCCGGTGCACATGCTGGCCCTGATCCACCTACGCGAGGACACGGGAGCGAAGCCGGTCATCCGCCTCGAAGGCGCGACGCACGAGATCATCGTGTACGCCGTCGCCCCGGAAGGGCCGATCGTCGTCGACGGCCGCAACAACCTGCTGACACCGGTCAACTTCGTCGGGCAGTTCATCGCAGCGAACGACGAGGCCGCGCGCGATCGACTGCGCTGCACCGTCGACGACATCGTGCAGGGGTTCCTGAACCCCGACACGGACGGCCTGCGGCAGTGGGTGGCCCGGTTCGGCGACAACTCGATGAAGAGGGAACTGCCGGCCCTGGTGATCGGCGGCGTGACCGGCGCCGTCGGCATTAGGCAACTCCTGGAGGCCGTCACGGGGGCGGGTCCGGAGCCGACCCCCGGCTGCGAATGCCCGTATTGCCAGAGCGCACGCCATGTCCACTGACGTCGCTGGCCTGCGGATCCGGCGCGTGGCGCAGGGCGCCTGGGCCCTCTGGTCCGTGCACCAGCCGGCGCTGGTGGTGTCGGTCGGCATGAGCCCCGAGGAGTACCAGGCCGCCCTCAGTGCGGGCGGCCCCAATGCCCTGGGCGAGGCCGTCAGGCGGCGCCTCGATGAGGGGCAAGACAAGCTGCGGGCCCTCCACGCCCAGCTCGCGGAACTTTAGGAGCAAAGAGATGAAGACGACCCCGATCCTGGTGCTTCTGGCCCTGGCCGGCTGCGCCACCAACCTGACCCCGGAGCAGCGCGCGGCGCAGCAGGACCAGGCCGTGCGCCTGATGATGCTTGGCACGTTCATGCAGCAGATGGCGCCCCCGCCGCCCCTGGTGATCCACTGCCTGGGGTGCCGCTGATGGACGCGTTCGGCATCGGCATCGCGCTGCAGGCGATGGCCCGTAACTACTTCCAGATGATGCGCGGCCAAGGCCGCACCACGTCCCTGCTCGCGGAGCTGAAGGACGGCGACCGTGTCATTTTCGCCAACCATCGCGAGGCGGAGCGCGTGAAGCGCCTGGCCCGCGAAGCCGGCCTGGACATCGACTGCCGCTCGTTCGACCCGCGACAGGATCCGTACCGGCTGGCCGAGATGGGCACGCCGAAGGGGCGCCTGGTGTTCGACCACACCTGGCTCGAAGGCTGGTACGGCGCGGCCCTGGAGCGGGCCGTCCAGGACATCGATTTCGCGGTGAACCAGTTCGGCGGAGGGGGCAAGCAGCACATCGAGACGCGCCTGGCGGCCGTCGAGCGGAGCCGCTGGGACTAACACCCCTCCAGCTCATCCATTTGTAGGAAAACCACCGAAAATGATGTAGGACAGGGCCGACTCAGGTATATTCGGGCGCAGTTGACACAGCGGTCAACCCGCCCGAACCCGTACCTGGAGGCCCAATGGAACCTGCCAAATCCGCCCAGCTCGCCCTGCCCGAGCTACCCGACCCCGAGGCGGCCCCCGCGCCGGAGCTGAGCGACGCCGAGTTCGTCCTCCGCACCTTCGGCGTGAACCCGGCCAAGTACATGCGGCCGTGCGAGCCTGGCGAAGTCGCCGAGGACGGCGCCGCCACCTACCTGGATCGCGAGCTGCTGGCCGCCGACGTCGACGGCTACCGCACCCTGTTCGCCAACCGCGTCCTGCACGGGCGCTTCGTGTGATGCTGCGCGCGGCCGCCCTAGCCGCCCTGCTGGCGGCAGCAGCGCCGGCCTGGGGCGAGCTGCCCGCGCCCGGTACCGAGCTAGCCCCGGCCGACTCGCGCTACTGCGGCGAGCCGGCGCGCGACAAGGACGGCCGGATCCTGAGAAGCTCCGCCGCGAAGCGCCGCTTCGCCCAGGTGTGGCCCTGCCCCTCCACCGGCAGCTACATCCCGAGCTGCCCCGGCTGGCACATCGACCACGTCATCCCCCTCTATCGCGGCGGCTGCGACCTGGGCCACAACCTGCAGTGGTTGCCGGTCGAGATCAAGCTGTGCCACCACGACCAGCCGGCCAATAAGGACTGCTGGGAGGGCGAGGTGTACGCGCCGTGAACGCGAACCCGTTCCAGGACTTCATCGATCGCTACTACGACGAGCCGTCGCTGTTCGTCCGCGAGGTTCTAGGGCAGGAGCCCGATGAATGGCAGGACGAGTTCCTGACGGCGATCGCGAAGGGCAAGCGCAAGATCTCGGTGCGCTCCGGCCACGGTGTGGGCAAGTCCACGGGCGCGAGCTGGGCCGCCATCTGGTACGTCTGCACCCGGTACACATGCAAGGTCGTCATCACGGCCCCGACCAGCTCGCAGCTTTACGACGCGCTGTTCGCGGAGCTGAAGGCGCAGATGAAGAAGCTGCCGGAGTTCATCTACGACCTGTTCGAGGTGAAGACGGAGCGGGTCGAACTCAAGGCCGCGCCGCAGGAGGTGTTCATCTCCGCCCGCACGTCCCGCGCGGAGCAGCCCGAGGCCATGCAAGGGATCCACGCGGATAACGTGCTGCTGATCGCCGACGAGGCTTCTGGCGTGCCCGAGGCCGTCTTCGAGGCGGCCGTCGGCTCGATGTCAGGCGACAACGCGCACACGGTGCTCCTGGGCAACCCGACTCAATCCACGGGCCTGTTCTACGACTCGCATCACCGCCTGAAGGACGACTGGTACACGATGCGCGTGTCCTGCGTCGACAGCAAGCGCGTGTCGAGGGAGTTCATCGACGAGGTCCGCAACACCTACGGGGAGAACAGCAATGCCTTTCGCGTTCGCGTTCTGGGTGAGTTTCCTCTTGCCGACGATGACACTGTCATCCCTATTTCCCTCCTGGAAGCAGCTCGCGTCCGAGACATCAAGCCGTCCCAGGCCGCAGTCATGGTCTGGGGGGTTGACGTCGCTCGATTCGGCAGCGACAGAACCGTCCTCACCAAACGCAAAGGCTCGCGTCTCCACGAGCCGCAAACGGTCAAGCGCAACCTCGACACGATGCAAGTCGCGGGGTTCGTCCTCAACGAGTTCGGAAGAGCGTCG